AATCCCTGAAGATAAATATGATGTTCTTGAGAGCATGGTAGAAAAACTTGATGACATGGAGACAAAACTCAACGAGCAGATTGAGAAGAACATCCATCTTAACCAAAGACTCGCAGAGTCGGTTGCTGATGGAATCTTTGATGAGATTTCCGAGGGCCTCGCTGCCACTCAGAAAGAGAAGCTCGCTTCACTTGCCGAAAGTGTTGAGTTTGAAAGTGAAGAAGAATATCGTGAAAAACTGGAGATGCTGAAGGAATCATATTTCCCAGCAAATAAAGCTCCTAAAGCACATACTGAAACCCTTTCTGAGGGTGTAGACCATTCTACCGAATCCGTTTCGGGACCAATGGCCAACTACCTGAGAACTCTTCAGGCTGTTGCTAAAAACTGAATTTAATATTAATCAAACACAAACATTCACAAAGGTAAAAGCAAATGTTCCATTCCGAGCATCTGCAGGAAAAGTGGGCACCTCTCCTCAACTATGAGGGTATCGATCCAATCAAGGATTCACATCGTAGAGCTGTAACCGCCGTCCTGCTCGAAAACCAAGAAAAGTTTTTAAAAGAAGAATCTGCATTTAGCAGCGGATTCAACCTGATGGAAGCTCCAACCAACTCAGCTGGCACTGGTGGATTCACCGGTAGCGCTGATGCTGGTGGTCCTACCGCAGGTTTCGACCCCGTTCTGATCTCACTGATCAGACGTTCAATGCCTAACCTGGTTGCATATGACCTGGCTGGCGTTCAACCAATGAGTGGTCCTACTGGACTCATCTTCGCAATGCGTTCCCGCTACAACAATCAGAGCGGAACTGAGGCATTCTACAACGAAGCAGATACCGCATTCTCTGGTCAGGATGATGGTTTCAACCTTACTTCAGGTTTCTCTGATGGTGACGCTGGTATCGGTACTACTGCTCAGTCAGGAACCAACCCATCTATTCTGAACCCAGTTGGAACCGCTACCTCAACCGCATATAATGTCGGTCAGGGTATGGTAACTGGCGACGCTGAGAACCTCGGCGGAGCTGCTGGTGATCAGTTCAACCAGATGGCTTTCTCAATCGAGAAGGTTACTGTTACCGCTAAGTCAAGAGCACTGAAGGCTGAGTACAGCCTCGAACTGGCTCAAGACCTGAAGGCAATCCACGGTCTGAACGCTGAAGCTGAACTCGCTAACATTCTGTCAAGCGAGATTCTGGCTGAGATCAACCGTGAGGTTATCAGAACCATCTACAAGATCGCTGAACAAGGCGCTGTTGAGAACGTTTCAACTCAGGGTGTATTTGACCTTGATATTGACTCCAACGGTCGTTGGTCAGTTGAGAAGTTCAAGGGTCTTCTGTTCCAGATCGAAAGAGACGCTAACAGAATCGCTCAGAGAACTCGTCGTGGAAAGGGTAACATCATCATGTGTTCAGCTGACGTAGCTTCAGCTCTGACCATGGCTGGTGTTCTCGACTACACCCCAGCTCTGAACGCTAACCTGAACGTTGATGACACTGGCAACACCTTTGCTGGAACCATCAATGGTAAGTATCGTGTTTATATCGATCCTTATTCAGCTAACCTGGCTGCTGACAACAGTGGTCTGGCACAAGGCACCAACCAATACTACGTTGTTGGTTATAAGGGTTCTAGCGCATATGATGCTGGTCTCTTCTATTGCCCATACGTTCCACTGCAGATGGTTCGTGCTGTTGGAGAGGATACTTTCCAACCAAAGATTGGCTTCAAGACCCGTTATGGTATTGTTGCCAACCCATTCGCAGAAGGAACCGATCAAGGTCTGGGTCGTCTGCGTGTCAACAGCAACCGCTACTACAGAAGAGTTGCTATCAAGAACCTCATGTGATTCATTTCACACAGGTTTCTCTGGGGTCCGAAAGGACCCCTTTTTTTATCTAAATAATTAGAAAAAATGGCGATATCTAACGCATATAAGAATCAAATACAGAATAGAAACTTTCTATCACCTGTAGGATTTAAATTTGTTGTAAATAGAGCTCGTAAGGTTTCCTTCTTCGGAAACTCCATGAACATTCCAGGTTTAACCCTTGGTATTGCAAACCAATCAACTTATCTTAAGGATATTCCTTTACCTGGAGAAAAAATTGAATTTTCTGATTTGAAATTAAGATTTCTGGTTGATGAGAATCTTGAGAATTATATGGAGATTCAAAGATGGATTCGTGGAATCGGATTCCCAGAGAGTTTAAATGAGATTTATAACTTCCAAGAAGATAATCCTGCGATGGATGCACAGTTCAAAGATCAAATGAACTTGTATTCAGATGCAACTCTTTTTATTCTGACAAGTAATAACACAGCAAACTTTCAAGTAAAGTTCAGTAATATTTTTCCATATACTTTGACAGATCTTCAGTTTGATGCTACCGATAGTGATATTGAATATTTGACAGCTGAGGTAGGTTTCAAGTATACTATTTACGATATAGTAGACAATAGCGGAAACCCATTACACTATGATAGTTGATTTGGATGCAATCCAAAAAATGTGGGAACAAGATTCTAAGATTGATGTAGACAATCTTCATACAGAATCATTAAACATTCCCAGTTTACATGCAAAGTATTTTGATATCTACAATAATATCATTCTTCTAAAAAAGAAAGCGGAACAACAGAAGAAAAATATCAGACACGAACGTTATGAGTACTTTACTGGAAAAGCGGACCCTGATGTTTATGTGGAGAATCCATTCCCTAAAAAAATCCGTGATAAAGAAACTCTTCAGAAATACTTAGACGCTGATGAGAAACTATCTTCAGTATGTTTGAAGGTAGAGTACTATGACACGATGCTAAATTACTTGGAAAGTATTCTCAAAGTGATTCAGAATAGAACTTACCAAATTAAGAACGCCATAGAGTTCATTAGATTTACCGCTGGATTGGGGTAAATAAATATCCATAGATGAATGGATATATGTGATTGATACAACAGCAAACCTTGTTATTTCAAAATCCAACGAAGTATTTTTAAAGATTAATACGGAACCTCATATCGAATACGAACTTAGAGATCACTTTAAGTTTGAGGTTCCTAATGCAAAATTTATGCCCCAGTACCGTGGAAGGAATTGGAATGGGGAAATTCATTTGTATGATATGAGATCCAAACAGATTTATGTGGGTCTCTTAGATAAGTTAGTATCCTTCTGTAAGCAATATGGATACACTTATAAGTTTGAAGATAATAGATTTTACGGATTACCCTTCGAAGTTAATGAAGAGATTTCTTACGAAGGGGTAAAGGATTACATGAAATCTATTTGCACTCATTCTCCGAGGGAGTATCAAGTAGAGGGAGTATATGATGCTCTAAGGCATAACAGAAAGCTATTGATAAGCCCCACTGCATCTGGCAAATCACTGATGATTTATTCGATCGTAAGATACTATGTGGATAAAGGGCAAAAAATCCTTTTAATTGTTCCAACGACATCTCTTGTAGAACAGATGTACAAGGATTTCCAAGATTACGGTTGGGATGCTGAGTCATATTGCCACAGGATTTATTCGGGTAGAGAGAAGACAAATGAATATGCAGTTACCATTACTACTTGGCAATCTGTCTATAAGTTAGATCGTTCTTTCTTTGAGGATTATGGTTGTATTATAGGTGATGAAGCTCATTTGTTCAAGAGTAAATCTCTAGTACAGATTATGACTAAACTTCATCATGCAAAATTCAGGTTTGGTTTTACAGGAACACTTGATGGAACTCAAACTCACAAATGGGTTCTTGAGGGATTATTTGGTCCATCATATAAAGTAACCAAAACTGCAGAACTGATGAAACAAGGTCATCTTTCTCAGTTGGATATTCAGTGTCTTGTTCTCAAACACCCACCACAAAAGTTTGAAACTTATGAAGATGAGATACAGTATTTAATCTCTCACGAACAAAGAAATAAGTTCATCACAAATCTTTCCTTGGATTTAAAAGGAAATACTCTGGTTCTTTTTTCAAGGGTAGAGGCTCATGGAGCCATTCTCTATGATTTGATAAATAAGAATAACCGTGAAGATCGTAAAGTATTTTTCGTTCATGGTGGAGTGGATGCTGAAGAAAGAGAACTGGTAAGGGAAATCACTGAAAGAGAAAACAACGCTATTATCGTTGCCTCTTATGGAACATTTTCTACAGGTATTAATATTAAGAGTCTCCATAACGTTATCTTTGCATCACCCAGTAAATCAAGAGTTAGAAATCTTCAATCAATTGGAAGAGTTCTTAGAAAAGGAAAAAATAAAACTAAAGCAGTCCTCTACGACATCTCTGATGATTGTACAATTCAATCAAGGAAAAACTATACTTTAAATCACTTCATAGAAAGAATTAAAATTTATAATGAAGAACAATTCAATTATGAGATAATAACCATTCAATTAAAGAGCAAATGATAGAAGATGATTTTTATTCCACAATCAAACTTAAAACAGGAGAGGAAATCTTCGCAAAGGTAGCAGCTACTGAAGAGGAAGATAGAACTCTTTTGTTAGTTACTAATCCCATTATTGTTTCTGAGATCAAAGGAAGATCTGGTGTAATGGGATATAAGATAGAACCCTGGCTTAAGACAACTACTGAAGATATGTTTATTATTGATATTGAAGATGTACTCACAATGACGGAATCTTCTGATATTGAAATGATTTCTATGTATCAAACTTATTGTAGAGAAAGTGATAAGACAAGAAATAATCAATCAAAGATTTCTCGTAAGATGGGATATCTGGCTAATGTTAATGATGCTAAAGAGATACTTGAGAAGCTCTTTAAGAATAGCTAGAGCCTGATCTTCAAACCAGACAAAGGTATTCTACACAGTTTTAGATACCTTGTCAACTATTAGGATAGGTGGTAGAATTGATACATATTATGAGATAACCTAATGATAACAACAGCAGTTATGACCAAAAGAAAGAGGTCAGAGCATTACGTCAACAACAAAGAGTTTCTTGCAGCACTGATTAAGTACCGTGAGGATAAGGAAATCGCAGAAATCCAAGGGAAACCAAAGCCTCCCATTCCAAGATATATTGGAGAGTGTTTCCTAAAGATCGCTAATCATTTATCATTCAAACCAAACTTCGTCAACTACATGTTCAAAGAGGACATGATTTCTGATGGGATTGAAAACTGTGTTCAGTATATTCATAACTTTAACCCAGAGAAATCTCAGAACCCCTTTGCTTATTTCACTCAGATTATTCACTACGCTTTTCTGAGACGTATTCAGAAAGAGAAGAAACAACTGGAAATCAAAAATAAAATCCTTGAGAGAACTGGATACGATCAGGTATTTGATAGTGGTAGTGTTGACGGATCCGACTACTCCGACTATAATAGTATCAAGGATGCAGTCCACTCCAAACTTCGTTATTGAATGAAAGTCGCAATTATTACTGATCAGCACTTTGGAGCAAGAAAGAATTCCAAACTCTTTCATGATTATTTCCTAAAGTTTTACAACAATGTATTTTTCCCAACGCTCGAGGAGTATGGGATTACTACTGTTGTGGATATGGGAGATACTTTTGATAGTCGTAAAGGAATTGACTTCTCTGCTTTATCGTGGGCTAAGAATAATTACTACGATCGTCTCAACGAAATGGGTGTAAAGGTTCACACTATTGTTGGGAACCATACTGCTTATTATAAGAATACAAATCAGGTAAATGCAGTTGATCTTCTTCTGCGTGAATATGATAATGTAACTGTTTATTCTGAACCAACCGAAGTGATGTTGGATCAGTTGTCTACTCTTTTTATTCCATGGATTAATCAAGAAAATGAAGGACGCACTCTTAAACTTATTGAAAGTACAACTTGCCCGTGCGCGATGGGGCACCTTGAGCTCCAGGGATTTAGAGTTAATAACCAAATCGTCATGGAGCATGGTTTGGAGAGCAAACTATTTGGTAAGTTCGATCGGGTCTACTCGGGACACTATCACACTCGATCGGACAACGGGACGGTCTTCTACCTAGGAAATCCTTATGAGTTATACTGGAATGATGTAAATGATACTAGAGGTTTTACTATCTTTGATACTGAAACCTTAGAACATACACCAGTCAATAATCCTTATAGAATGTTTTATAACATTTACTATGAGGACACTAACTATCAAACATTTGATACTCGTGAGTATGAAAATAAGATTGTTCGTGTAATTGTTAGAAAGAAAACTGATACTAAAAAGTTTGAAAAGTTTATTGATAAACTCTATACCTCTAATGTTGCTGAACTTAAAGTTGTAGAGAACTTCCAAATTCGAGAGAATGAAGAGTTTGAAGCTTTTGAGTCAGAAGATACACTTTCTATCTTGAATAGATATGTAGAGGAATCTGAGATTGAACTTGATAAATCAATCGTTCAAAAACTCATCTCCGAAGTATATCAAGAGGCTTGTGAACTAGTGTAGAATGTTTATCTTAACAATCAATGGCAGAGAAGATGAAGGTGCTTATTCAGTAGTCAATGAAGATGGGGATAAAGTTCTCTATCTATTTGAAGAAGAGGATGATGCCGCTCGTTTTGCCATGATGTTAGAGGAAGAAGATTACCCCGAAATGCACGTAATGGAAGTAGATAGTGATCTACTTGTAAATGTTTGTGAAATACATGGACATGAGTATGTTATTATTACCCCAAATGACATTGTGATTCCCCCCCAAGAAAATGATATTATTTGAAAAAATCCGTTGGAAAAACTTTCTTTCTACTGGAAATCAATTCACAGAAGTTGAACTGAATAAAAAATCAACCACTTTGATTGTGGGGAATAATGGAGCAGGTAAGAGTACTATTCTTGATGCTCTGTGTTTTGTGTTGTTTGGAAAAGCTTTCCGTAAGATTAACAAACCTCAACTCATCAATACTACAAACGAAAAAGATTGTCTTGTAGAGATTGAGTTAAAGATTGGTTCTACTGACTGGATGATCCGTCGTGGAATCAAACCAAATATCTTTGAGATCTATCGTAATGGATCTGTTCTGGACCAAAGTTCTTCTGCCATTGATCAACAGAAGTATCTGGAACAATCTGTTCTTAAAATGAACTATAAGTCATTTACTCAGATTGTAATTCTGGGTAGTAGTAACTTTGTTCCTTTCATGCAACTTACTGCTGCAAGCCGTAGAGAAGTGATTGAAGATCTTTTGGATATTAAGATCTTCTCTTCCATGAATGTGATCATTAAAGAAAAGATTCGTTCTTTGAAAGAAGAAATCAAAACTCTTGAACTGAAGAAAGAATCTGTTAAAGATAAAGTTCAAATGCAGAAGAACTTTATTGATGAATTGGAGAATCTTGGCAATGCCAACATAAATGCCAACAAAGAAAAGATTGCCAATATCGATGTTGAAATTGGTAATTACAATGAGGAGAATATTGAGATTTCTAATAAACTCACTTTATTAGAAAAACAACTAGAAGAGTATGTTGGTGCAACTGAAAAACTTCGTAAGTTGGGAAACCTTAAAGGAAAAATCTCTCAGAAAGTATCTACTATTACTAAAGAACATAAATTCTTTACTGATAATACGGTATGCCCTACTTGCACACAATCTATTGAGGAAGAGTTTAGGTTAAATAGAATTAAGAGTGCTCAAGATAATGCAAAAGAGTTGCAATCTGGTTATAAAGAACTGGAGGAGGCAATTAAAAACGAAGAACAAAGAGAGCACCAATTCCTTGATCTTTCAAAAGAGGTAACAAACCTAACGCATGGCATTTCTCAAAACAATATTAGGATTAACGGATTACAAAAACAAATCCGAAATCTTGAATCTGAAATTCAAACAATTACCGAGAATCTTGCAAACAGAAATTCTGAACATGAGAAACTAGAAAAATTTAAGAACGATTTACAATCGGTATATGATGATCTTTCTGGAAAGAAGGATCTGATCCAGTATCACGATTTCTCTTATTCTTTGTTGAAGGATAGTGGTGTAAAATCCAAAATAATCAAAAAGTATCTTCCACTGATTAATCAACAAGTTAATCGGTATCTCCAAATGTTGGATTTCTACATTAACTTCACTCTTGATGAGGAATTTAACGAAACTGTTCAATCTCCTATTCACGAAGATTTTTCTTATTCTTCTTTCAGTGAAGGTGAAAAACAACGAATCGACTTGGCACTTCTCTTTACATGGCGTGAGGTTGCCAAGTTTAAAAACTCAACCAATACTAATCTTTTGATTTTGGATGAGGTGTTTGATTCTTCACTTGATGGTTTGGGAACTGAAGATTTTATTAAGATCATCCGTTATGTTGTGAAGGATTCTAATGTCTTTATTATCTCTCACAAGGCTGGTATGGAGGACAGATTTGAAAGTGTCCTTAAGTTTGAGAAAGTCAAAGGATTTAGCCGTATTGTCTCCTAACTGGAGTAAAACCATGCAAGTACCAAACTGGCAAAAACATTCTAAGAAAGAACAGAAACGACACCTAAAACCCCAAGCACTGAGACAAGCCAAGAAACGACTGGCCCAGTTCAAGAAGTGTCACATGACCTCTCGGAAACGGGAGGTTTCGTTGTATTGTGGTTCTATACGAAAGAAATTCAATGGCCATCCGTCACGAAATCAAATCTCAACTTGCAAAACTTCTTGCCACTGAGGATTTGGTGGTGGAACATAAGAAGGTCTCTACTGCTTGCTTCAATGTTCACACTCGTGTTCTGACGCTTCCTCTGTGGGAGAAAGCAAGCAATACCGTCTA